TAAACGCCCGTCTAAAGCTACCCGAGGGTAGAGAGCGCCTGTTTATGACAATGCAGGGTACGGGTTCAGACGGCTCACTACTCAATGAATGGGCGCCTACTATTCAGCTGCAACCCTACATTGACGCTCTAGAGAAACAATATCAAGAAGTGGAAAAATGCGTTGGCATTTCCTCAGGAGTTCTATCCAACCTAAACGAACAGGCATATCAAAACGTTGATAACGTGCGTAAAGCTACCGTAAAAACTCAGTCGTTCATTGAGACGGGTAGAAAGGTTGCTGAAAGCTACCTAGACGATATGGTCTATAGCTGGAACGCAATCTACAACTATTACAACGTCACGCCCGTTGGTGATTATGACGTTGAGTATAAATGGTCTGATGAATACATCAATACCTTTAGCGACCAGCAAAACGCCATTTTGGCAGGTAACGCAATCGGTGCAACCGACGCCGTGGACTACCGTATGCTAGTCATGGGTGAAAGCCCTGAGGTTGCAAGGCAAAGGGTAGAAGAAATTGCAGCGTCTAAGCCCTCTAACCCACTGTTTGAAGAGGTTGAATAGTGAATGAAAAAGACCGTACAAGGATAGAACTAGCAGCCCTAGCGGGTGAGTTGGCTATCCTTATGGTGATAGCTAAGCACTTGAAGAGGGTAGACGAAAACACCACCTATTCAGACGTTGCTAAGTGGTCTTTAATTGGTCTAGTGGATATTGCCACAATCGCTAATAACACGTCTAACCTGCTTACTAAGCGGGCTAGGCGTGTGTTTGCTAACGGAGCGGGCGAGATTGACGCATGGAGCGCCCCGCTATTCGCTGCAAATGCTAGAACGTTCCACAGCGTGAGTGACCTATACGCAGCAAGTACAGCCCTAGAGACGGGTCTAGGCTCAACAGTTCACACAATCGAAACAATGTTTTCTACCTCTGTTATGGGTCTAGTCAACCCACAGGGGCGTATCGTTCCCATTGCGCAGGCATACCGTGAGAGCCTACAAGAGGCCGTCTCAGCTATGCAAGCGGGAGAATTGAACTATGTACAGTCAATCAAGCGTATGACCGCTAGAATGGCTCATAGGGGCGTTAGAGTGTTCTACCCTAGCGGGGTTACCCGTGAGTTGTATTCAGCCGTAAGCGGTAACGTCTATGACAACTACCGCATGACAATGCAAAAAGCCCGTGAAGAGGTCGGCGTAGCGTTCGGCGCTAACGGTGTAGAGATATCCGCTCACGGGCTATGTGCAGCCGACCACTTGCCATATCAAGGCAAGCAGTACAGCTATACAGAGTTCAAACGTATCAATGAGATCCTACCCCGCCCTATTGCGCATGGCTATAATTGCCACCACACTACAACGCCGATTATTCTAGGCATATCTAAGCCCGCTCAGAGCCGTTCACAGCTTAAAGAACTACGGGAACAGTCTCAGAGGATAGTCCATACCTCCAACGGTGACATGACGGCGTATGAGTTCACGCAGTATCAGAGGCGCATGGAGACCGCTATACGTAAGAAGTACGTAGAGAAAGCCGTCTCACAGGCAGCGGGAGCAGATACGGCGGGGCTGGATAGCGATATTAGAGACGCTACAAAGTTCTACAGGGCTGAGAGCCGTGCAGCGGGTATAAAGCCTCACATGGAGCGTATAACGGTTTACAAGCCGTCTAAATAGCCTTATACTCAAAGACATACCACTCACGGGGCTACTCCTTTCACCCGTGGGTGTTTTCTTATGTGTAGGAATTGTGCAGAAAAATATTTGTAAAATTGTTGTTGACAACTAGCAACCGACCCCGTAAAGTATTAGGCAACAAAGGGGAACGCAAAAGGCAAACCCCGACACGGCGAAAGGTTTTAGAAATGGCTACACGTGAGCAACTACGCAGGAATATGACCGCTATAAAGTGGATTGTTAAGTACATTTACCGCACCGCTAAATATGCAGGTGAGCCAGTATCTATCCTAGAGGTAAACAACGATGTAAATGATATTCTCAACGGCAAAGAAGTCACCTCTGAAAATCTAGAAGAGTTCCAAGGCGAGTTTAGTTTTTTCAACTACAGGCTTAAATATATCAATTATGACGAGGGCGTTTATTATGGTCTGCTAGAGTGCGTTGCTACAGTTGCAAGCGAACTATAAATAG